ACCAACGTAAGTAACAATTCAGGTGGTAACACTATATCAGATACCTACACTGTTTTAGCCTCTGATTCTGTGCTTATTTTAGGCGGCGGTGGCTCTCAGCATCAAGGCGGGGATGACCCTCCTGACTCAGTTGGCACTTGGTCAACAAGCGGTATAATTAACATCAGTCCCGTAGCCTCTGGACAGGCGAAATTTTACAGAGGGCCGGCTTATCAATCTGGTGACAGTAGTGATTTGACTTTTTCGGGCGACATCAGCGCGGGTACGTTTACGATAACTAGCTCAGTTGGCAGTGCTGGTGGCGGTGTAAGCGTTTCTACGAGACGCAGGGATGCTGTCACAACACACGATGTCACCTTCACAAACAACAACAGCACTGGCGACACATACACTCTAGCTTCTAGCTCCACTCGGCTAGATTCAACTGACGCAAGTCAACTTGTCTACGCTGCGGGAACAACTCGTCAAGTTAAAGACGATAGCACTTCTGGTCAGTGGACAATCGCCTACGACAATGTGTCAGGTAGTGGCAGCGGCACCGCTGGAGACATAGGGGTAACCGTTACCAATCAAACAGACACTAGAACCACATCAACGGGATTTGTGTCCGGTCAAAGCACTATTTGTACCCTGGACGTACCGAACCTCTCTGGTCTCTCATTTGTTTCTGCTACCGGCAGCGCGCAAGAACCGAATAACGACGGCAGTTCTGGTGTTACATTAAAGCTGAACGGCACCACTGTGGCATCAGATTCTTTTCCGGAGTCAAGTGGAAGTAGTGTTACCTATACTGGTTCAGCAAGTGCGAACGACACTTTTCAAGTACTTGGGGGGCAGAGCGGCAGGTCGATTTCAATTACCTTCACTACTCCCAGTAGAAGCATCGTCTTCCAAAACAACGGGTCTTCTAGTATTACGTTAGGCGGCAGCACAACACCGGGCGGCGCAAGAACTATAGCTGCAAGTGCTAGTTCAACGGCACAGTCGGCGGGTAGCGCGGGTGGGTTTACTAATAATCAAGATTGGCAAATTTTCTTCGACACCGGCAGCGGTGACTGCAACGTCGGTATACCCACCACTATAGGTGTGGGCAATCCTGTTAATATGGATTTATTCAACACAGTTACTACGCCAGTGGGTTAAGACAATGCCACTTACAAAGCTACAGTTTCGCCCCGGTATCAACCAAGAAGTCACTTCGTATTCTAACGAGGGAGGCTGGCGTGACTGTGACAAAATTCGTTTTCGGATGGGTTATCCAGAAAAGTTGGGCGGTTGGGAAAAGTTATCGTCATCAACGTATCTTGGCTCTGCACGGGCGCTGCATAACTGGATTGCGCTTGACGGCTCGGATTACCTTGGCGTTGGTACGCACCTCAAATATTACATCGAAGAGGGTGGTGGCTTTAACGATATCACACCGCTAAGACCGCCTGATCCCGGCTCTCCAGATACTCTGCAAACAGGATCTGGCGATGTAACTTTTGCCGCTACAAATGGCAGCACCACGATCACTGTTACTGATACAGCACACGGCGCTGTTGAGGGAGACTTTGTTACGTTTTCTGGTGCGGCATCTCTGGGTGGTTTGATCACTGACACAATCTTGAATGCAGAGCATCAGATCGTCAGCATCATCAATGCCAACAGTTATACGATCACGGCGAGTGTAGCGGCGGACTCTAATGATACAAACAACGGCGGATCAAACACCGTGGGCGCATACCAAATCAATGTTGGTTTGGACTCGACGGTTGGCGGTACAGGTTGGGGTGCAGGTCTATACGGCGGCGTGGCGGCAGGCGCACTAGAAACAACAATCAATGAAGGCGGCACGTTTTCTAATTCAGATACAACTCTGACCGTGACAAGTGGCACAGGCATTGCCACCAATGACCTGATACTGATCGACAATGAGATACTGAAAGTTACCAATGTCGCCACTAACGATCTTACCGTGACACGCGCACAATCCGGCACAGAAGCTGCTGCTCACAACAATGGCTCCACCGTAACTTTGATTGAGGGCAACGCGAGTGCAGATAACGACTATTTTGGCTGGGGTGATGCGGCATCGGGTGGCCTGACAACCACTACACAGATACGTCTATGGTCACACGATAACTTTGGTGAAGATCTGCTTCTCAACCCACGAGATAGCAACATCTACTATTGGGATCGCACAAACAATTTATCTTCTCGTGCTATTGAGTTGTCGAGACGCTCCGGTACGAAGACAAGTGTCCCACAGAAGGCAAAACAAGTTCTTGTGTCCGATCAAGACAGGCACGTTATCGTATTTGGGGCAGACGGATTGGGGGGAAGTTCAAGCGCCACACAAGGTGATGGAGTGCAAGACCCCCTGTTAATACGTTTTTCTAGTCAAGAAAACCCAATCGATTTCTTCCCGACAGCCACCAATACTGCTGGCGACTTGCGACTTGGTGCCGGCTCTACTTTTGTACAGGCAGTTGAAACAAAACGTGAGATCCTGGTTTGGACCGATACGGCCCTATTTTCTATGCGGTTCATTGGTCCTCCGTTTACATTTGGTTTAGCACAACTCGCTTCAAGCATTACGATCATGGGGCCAAATGCAGCGGTTTCGACAGAGGACGTTGTGTACTGGATGGGCATAGATAATTTCTACATCTATGCCGGTCGCACACAGCAGCTTCCATGCACCGTGAAAGAAAAAGTGTTTGGTGACTTTAACCGTTCCCAGTCTGACAAGGTAACTTCGGGCATCAATTCGGAGTTCGGTGAGGTTTTCTGGTTCTACCCATCAGCTTCCGCTACAGAAAACGATAAGTATGTTGTGTACAACTACGCTGAAAAAGTTTGGTACTTCGGTAATCTGGTAAGAACGGCATGGTTGGATCGCGGAACACGGGCCAACCCCATAGCCGCAGGCAGTCAATACCTTTTCAATCATGAGATTGGATTTGATGATGATGGGTCAGCGATGACTGCGTTCATCGAATCTGCTGCCATCGATATAGGAGACGGTGACAAGTTCACGTTCATCAGGCGCATTGTTCCGGATCTTACGTTCTTCGGGTCAACGAATCTAAGTAGCCCTCAAGCTGTGTTTACGGTAAAGTCCCGTCGATTCCCTGGCGCATCGTTTGACAACACCGATTCTGGCACCACGACTGGTTCCATATCAGGGGATGTTGAAACATTCACAGAACAACTTCACGTGCGATCTCGTGGCAGATCGTTTGCTGTGCGTGTAGAGAGCACCTCTATCGGGACCAAATGGAAATTGGGTAGTCCCCGTTTTGATATACGACCTGACGGGAGACAGTAGTGGCACAGGTACAAAATCCACCGCCCAGATTACCGGAAGCTCCGGAGCAGTATGATCCACAATACATGGCAGACTTGCTTCGAGCGTTGGAGATATTTATCTCGCAAGAGAGAACACCGGGTGAAATGCGCGGCACGAAGATTACACTGACCAACCTGCCGACGAGTGCGTCTGGACTAGAAACTGGTGCTCTGTATAATGATAGCGGCACTGTAAAAGTGGTGACCTAATGGGACTGTTTAGCAACCTTACAAGAAGTATTAGCAAGATTGCACCGATTGCAATTCCGGCGATGGTCGGTTTTGGTTTTGCTGGTGGCTCGGCAGGTGGTATCGGCGGTTTCTTTAGCAAGATGACCACTGCACAGAAGTTGGGTCTTGGGGTTGGCGCACTATCGCTGGCAGGGGCAGGGGCTTTAGGCAAACGAGAAGAGTATAGTGTTGAAAAACGTCCCGAACCTGTGGGTCAAGATTTTGCAATCACGTCACGTATGCGGGATGGTAGAATCGTACAGTTGAATGACCCGGAGGATCTCGCGGACTACCGCCGTGAGATTCAGCGCGGTATCGCCACCATGATGCACGGTGGCGAGGTCACCGGACCAGGGACCGGCACATCTGACTCGGTGCCCGCGCGGTTATCTGATGGGGAGTTTGTGATGACAGCGGCGGCTGTCCGTGGGGCAGGTGGCGGAGATAGAGATATCGGCGCTGCCAGAATGTATGATATGATGTCCGAACTGGAGGCCCAAGCGTAATGGCTGTAGCAACCCAAGAAGTTACAACTCGACTGCCTGAATTTCAGGAACAGTTTATTGCGAATCTCCTGACTTCGGCACAGAACTTGTTCAAGCCGGTGTCAGAAGGCGGCAAGGGTTTGTCTCTGCCGTTCGTCGAGCAGCAGCTTGCCGGGCTTTCGGAAGGTCAACAACAGGCCATTTCTTCAGCCATGTCCGGCGTCGGGGCATATCAACCATTTTTAGAACAGGCGCAGGGAGCGATTGGAGAAGCTGCCGAGCTTATGTCGCCTGATGCGTACAAGCAGTTCATGGATCCATATCTGGATGATGTGGTTCAACGAGCGCAGGATGATATCGGGCGTCAGGGGCAGGTTCAAGGTCGCAGGGCTGATGCTGCTGCTGTGAATCAAGGAGCCTTCGGTGGTTCTAGGTCAGCGGTTCTTCAAGGGGAGATTGGAAGAAACACGTTAGAGCAACAGGCTAGAACAGGCGAACGTCTTCGCAGCGCAGGTTTCACGCAGGCATCAAATTTAGCGCAGCAAGCCGCAGGCGCAAAAATGGCACAGGCGCAAGGTATCGCAGGTCTTGGTCAGCTTGGTCAGCAAATGGCCGGTCAAGACATCAGTACGTTGCTTGGCATTGGTGGTCTGCAACAGGGTCAAGCGCAGCAGGCGCTAAACGTAGATCAAGCAAATGCATTAGCGCAGCAGCAGCTTCCGTTCCAACAGCTTGGGTTCTTGGGAGACATCTTCCGTGGTGTCCCAGCGTTGCAACAACAGACCACGCAGACTTACACGCCGCCGCCAAACATATTCTCGCAAGGGATCGGCCTGCTTGGTGCGGGTTTGTATGGTGGGTTGTTTAACTCACCTGGATAGGACACTAACTTATGATTCGTAATCCTTTAGAACGTCGGATGTTCATGAACCCGCAGCAACGTCGCGGCATGGCGCGTATGCCACAAGGGATCTTGGCCTCCGGTCCACGGATCATGAACGCTGCGATGTCGCAGAATCTTGGTGGAGTAGTTCCGACTGGGGATATGCCAGGGGCGGAGGACATACCTTCCTTTTTGCCGGGGGACGTAAACTTTGCTGCTTTGAACCCTGCTCCTGGTGTTAGTTTAGTAAGAACAGGTTTGAGGGGTGACAGAGCCAGACGGCGGGACGCCGACGACTCGGTTGTAGAAGTGCCAGAACTACCTCCTGTGTCTGATGACAATACAGATGCAGAAGGAAGAACAAGAAGAGCACCGAAAGCAAAGCCAAAACCAAATGAAGAGTCGGAGTTCAAGGTTCTTGGCCCAGAAGATGGTGGCACTCAAGGTGGTAGCACCACTCCGCCTGCCACAGGCGGTACGGGCGATAGCCCCCCGAAGAGCGACGATGGTTCGTACTTTGACGACCTCGGCGGTAACCAGCAGGAAGAATCGTCGGATGCTTACAAGCAACTCCTTAACATGCTCAATGCACAAATGCCCGAGGGCAAGAGCACGGAGACGTATATCGACGAGGCCACTGACCTCTTGAAGAAGTATGGCATCGAAGCTGGCGACAAAGACGAAATGCAGCGACTTCGGGTTATGGAGTTCTTCTTGAACATGGCCGCTGGTAAGTCACCGGACTTCCTAGAGAACGTCGCCGACGCAGGAAAAGAAACCTTCAAGGGTTACGCAAAAGATATCCGCGACCTCAATGCTCGGGATCAGGAACTCAAGCTGGCTGGAATCACGATGGGTCTGTCCGAAAAGGGCAAGGCAGATGCGACACGGCAAGCGATCAACCTCAAGAAGATCGAGGTTGTTGGTGATGCTACCAAGGAACTCTTGTCCTTGGCCGACAAGTCCAAGCAGGTCGATTACCTCGTTCGCGTTGGCAACATGACGCAAAAAGACGCTACTGCTTTGGTATACGGGGGCGACGACCGCAAGTTAGCCTATGAGTTGGAATATGCTGGTCTGCTTGCAGGAAAAGTTTCTCCCTTCTTGGCGACACAGATGGCAGGAAACAGTATAGATTTAACCGAAGTTAACAAGGACACGAATGCCGCCTTAAATGCACTTCAAGGGATTTTAGCGTCTGGTCCTCCGGGCGATGCCGATCTCGCACTGCTCGGTCTTTTAACTGGACAAGGCAGGGTTCAAGCTAAACAGGCAATCATAGATGCAGGCTATGAGGACGAAGCAAATACACTATTACCGTAGGGGGTCAATATGGCTGTTTATAGAGTCCAAGGCCCGGACGGCACGGTATACAGAGTCCAAGGCCCGGACGACGCAAGTGAAGAAGATCTGATCGAAGCCGTCCGCAAGCAACTTGCCCAGCAAAAAGACGAGCCTGAAGCACGGGAGTCGGACGACGAACCACAGACCAAGGTCGTCAGCCGGGATCGAGTGATCGAGCCGGAGACGGAGTCCGAGGGTGCGCTTCAAGAATTTGGTGAAGGTCTTTTGTCCGGTGGCACTAAAGCCATTCAGGGTGTGGCAGAGGTCGGAGGCATCGTTGTCGATGCCGTGTTCGACACCAACACAACACGTGCTATCTCTCAATTTGGTGATGATTTCCGCAGGAATATGGGCCTTGATCCCGTAGGTTTTGCAGGTGCTGCCGGTGATATTGTGGGTCAGTTTGTGCTGCCCGGCGGACTGGCTGCAAAGGCTGTATCCACAGGTTTGAAAGTACCACGCTTGATCCCTGGCTTCGGCGGAGCCGTGATTGCCAAGCCTACTAAACTCGGCAGGTTGAACCAGGTTGTCCGCAAGGGACGTGGCGCCACTTTACGATCTCGCACAGACAGGCTTGGTCGTCCTCGCTTGACACGAGCAGACGAAGCCAAGCTGCGTGGACAGCAGGCAGGTGCTGCGTTGTTGGTCGATTCTGTTGTGGCAACGGATGGGATGACCACGATTGGTGACTTCGTTGGTGGCGGTCCCACACTAACCCAAGAAGACATCGGACTCAGCGGACGCATGGAAGCGGGGCGTCGTGCCTATAACAAGTTGATGGTAGGAGGCGAGGCAGGTGCGCTGGCGATGGCCTTCCCGTATCTGTTAAGCACCACTGCACTGGTCGGTGGTCCACTGATGGACGCCACCAACAGGTATGTTGTTGGGCCTGCTGCGGTAACCACCAGAGATACGCTGGTTAAACTGGCGGACTCTATCGGCAACTCGGAACTCGCGAAGTATGTGGGTGAAGCTCAAGCACCGGTAAGACTTCTGTCATTCGGTCGTGCCAACCCGGAGACCACCGTTGCTGATGCATACGAGGGTGTAAAGGCGCGGCTGCGGTTTCGCGGGAATCTTTCGCAGGAGGCTGCGGAAGAACGGGCCAAGATCCAGGGTTTCATTGAAAGCAATGCCAACCTAGCAGCGTCCACCATTCGCAAACTCGAGAAAGAGATTGACAAAGTTTTTGCCGGCGCTGAGCGAGTTCGACTCGGCGACGACACCGAGCTTACCAAGATCGAAGTCTTCAACAGCATTTACGGCTTCTTGACCCGCGACAACAGTTTCCTCGAACAAGCAGCGCGTTTGGCTGTTGTGGAGGGACGAGCCTTCGATCCAAACAATGTAGATGATTTGCTTCGTGCGCTGCCCGAGTTCACACGCGCGGGTGCATTGAAAATGCGTAAGCACATTGACGACATGTCTGGGCAAATTCTGGCATCAGACTTTGCGACACGAGTAAAAAACGAGGGGGAGCTACTCAACGTAAATCAAGAGATACTTGAAGAAATTAAAGGCAACATGGGCAAGTATCTTCGTCGTAAATACAGAATTTTTGACGACCCCGAAGAGTATCTTAAATCTGCGGAGTACAGGCGTAATAGGCGAGATGTTTTCCAGTGGCTTACCGCGAACCCCGAAGCTGCTCGTCGTCTCTACAATGATCTTCCCGAACGCGCTGAACGGTTGGATCCACTAGCAGACGACGCGCCTATCACAACGATTGTTAAGAATGAGATCATCGACGGTTTTGTCAACAAATACCGGAGTGGTAGAGGGACTCGCGGACGTGACCCCAGAGCACTTGCGGACAAGGCAGCGCAAACATTCAACCGTAATATTTTCAAGCCTCGCAAGGAGGATGAGGAACTGCTCCGGCTGCTCGGCGAGATTCAAGATCCAGCCGAGGCTTACGTTCGATCTGTCGGAGATCTTGCTGAAACGCTTGCGGTAGACAGATTCAATAAGTTTCTTCGTGCAAATCGAGGCAGGATAGAAACTTTAGAAGACGGAAGTAAGGCTCGTGTCGGTGGCGAAGATATCATCGACGGTGAGGCATACATGGCTCTGCCTAGAGAATTCCGCAATGCCAACTACACAGAACTTCTGGATCCCGGCTTTGGCTCACTCATGTCTCGTGCTGCCGAGGATACTAATGCACAACTGAAGGATCGAATTTTTGCTCGTAACCCTGTATTCAACGACCTGACTCGTGCGAACAAGCAACGACACAATTATATCGACTACGCCATCAGAGGGTTTCTTCTGGGCAAGGGTTTCGCGCAGAAGGTCAAGACGGTATACAGCCCCATCACGCAGATCAGAAACGTCACGTCTGCTGCCCTATTTGCTGCGGCGCAAGGCAACGTAGGGCGTGGTGCAAATGTGTGGGAGTCTGTGAACCTCGTCCTCGACAACATCATGAAGACGGCACCCGATGAGCGGGCAGCATTCTTCCGTGAGTTGCAGGAACTGGGTGTAGTCGGCACCCAGTCACAGCTTCGTGAACTCGAGCGCCTGATTGAAGAGGGTATCCAGCGTGGCACCGGCGACATCGATGAACTAGGTGTCAACCTCGGTCAGAAGCGGGCACGGAGTCTAGGCAGACAGTGGTTTGATAGTTTCGATAAACGAGCACGAGATCTGTATCAAGGTGGCGACGACATCTGGAAGATCTACAACTTTGACTTCGAGCGCAGCAAGATCATCAACATGTTTAGTGGAGATGTTGTTGCTGCCGACGATTATGCCAAGAGTCTGGGCTTCAAGAGTCTGAACGAATACTCAGCAGACATTGTCAAGAACACAGTCCCCAACTACGAACGTGTGCCGCAATTCATTCAAGATCTCCGTAAAATGCCGGTTGGTAACTTCATCGCCTTCCCCGCAGAGATTATTCGAACTTCTCTTAACACAATCCAACGCGGCATCGATGAGTTCCAGCGTGGCAAGCAGATGCAGGAAGAAGCAGCCTCGGAGCTTCGCACCCTAACCTCTCGCAGAGAAGCCGGGATGATAAACCCCGGAGATGCTGTGCAAAAGGCGCAGCAGAAAATGTTGGCCGGGCAACGCATGAGTGACATCGGCGGTCGCCGGATCATGGGTTTTGCCGCCACCGCAGGGCTGGCTGGCGAGGCCGTGCAAGAAACATCAATGATGATCACCGGCGTTACTGAAGATATGATCGAGGCGCTGCGAGAAATCGTTCCGCCGTGGAGTCAGAACAGTACGTTGATTCCGACATCTGTGGACGATAAGGGTCGAATCACCGGCTACATCGATTACAGCTACATCAATCCGTACGACTATCTAAGACGCCCAGTAGAGGGACTGCTTAATGCTATCCAGGACGGCAAGGCACTGGACCAGGATGCCTCGACAATCGTCTTCAACATGGCCGGCCAAGTGCTGGGAGAAATGCTGTCTCCGTTCGCCGAGGAATCCATCATCACTGAACGTCTTCTTGACCTGACAGTTCGTGGTGGTGAGATGAAAACCGGAGCACGAATCTACAAGTCAGAAGACACTATCCCCGAAAGGGCAGGCAAGGCGATCACCCATGTGCTGGAGGCTTTCACCCCCGGCATCATTGAACAGTACCTTGGTTCTCCCGCCAAGGTGTCCCCGCTTACGGGCGACGTTGAGTTCGCCGTGCCTAGTCGTCTTCTTACTTCCTTCCTTGCAGAAGAAGGATTGGACACTCGCGGCAACCGCAGACAAATCGGCGAGGAGATTCTTCGCTTGATCACCGGCGTCGGCGAGGTTCGCATCGATGCCAAGCGGAGCATGCTGTATCGTGTGCTCGAACACAACAAGGCTGCACGTCAGCCGCAGCAGAACTTTAACAAGCAGCTACGCGCGTTTACTGGCACCATTAGATCTCCGGAAGATATGTTGCAGATCATCCGCGATAACTACATCCAAGAGAATGAGCGCAAGTTCAAGGTCCACAACCGCGCCTATCGCATGATCCAGAACATGAAGAAGCTGGGCATGACAGAGCAAGAGATCAAGAAGGCTGCGAAGGAGCTAAAGCTGTCGAACTTTGATACGATTGCTCAAGGCAAGTTCGAGCCGTTGAATATTGACAACGACATCTTCCTGGACATTCAACGATTCCAAGATACCACTGGCCGCTTCTTCGACCGTAGACCTATCGTCACGGAACTGAATCGGCTTGCCAAGGAGTACCGTAATCGCCGATTGAGTGGTGTGCTGGAAGAAGGTGAACAGCCCTTGGGCACCCGTCCACGGACCCCGGTCCAACTACCAGCGCCGACTGCATCCACAGATATACAACCACAACCACCCGTAGCGCCGACTCCTCCACCGGCAGCAACGGGCACGGGAGCCGTCAGTAATCTCCCCTCGACGGCTCCCGTACAATCACAACCTGCACCAAGAACAGCCATCGACACGATCCTCGATCCACGGACCAGGGAGTTGTTCGAAAGGCTAGGAAGGATACAATAATGTTTCGCTGGCTGCTACACTTGCTACGCACACGACACACGGGCGACATGAGTCGGCACCGTCTTCATACCACTCGGTATGAAGATCTCTGCATGTAGGAGGTAACCATGAACCTAGAACAACTTCAACACGAGCTTGCCATCGACGAAGGATGCAAACTGGAAATTTATTTAGATCACCTCGGCTACAAAACTGTGGGGATCGGGCATCTTATTACCGAAGATGACGAACTATACGGGTTCGAAGTGGGCACTACGGTCTCTCAGGAGCACGTCGATGAACTATTCCACGAGGACATCCAACGAACTGTACGAGATTGCGAATTATTGTACAACGATTTCAACGACTTGCCAGAAGAGGCACAATTATGCATTGCGAACATGTGCTTCCAACTCGGTCGTCCACGGCTCTCGAAGTTCCGAAAAATGAAAGCAGCGGTCGATAAACGAGACTGGCCCGAGGCCAGCCGCCAGATGTTGCACTCGAGGTGGGCTAAACAGACTCCGAATCGGGCGATGCGTCTGGCTCATCGGATTCAGGCGTTGGATGATACATAAGATAGAACACATCGCAGTCCTTGCAGTGTAGGTTCGAGACGATGAAATACTCCTCGTAACCTTCTAGGTCATGGTCGCCACCCCAAATCACGTCGCCGCCGCAATTAAAACATACTAGGCTCATCCAACTTCTCCCCAGTTGTCGCCAAGCTCGGCATCCACGTCGAACGGCACATTCAAGTCTGGTACACAATTTTTCATAATATCTACAATTTTGTCGGATTGTTCACGAGAGTTCACGCTAAAACACAATTCGTCGTGAACTGTCAGCATTGGCACCAGTCCTTCTTCATAACACGTCAACATCGCCTTCTTGGTCTGGTCCGCGCTTGATCCTTGAATCAGGCGGTTCAGTGCCTTGTACGTGAACGCACGGCGGATCATGCCCCGGCCTCCGTACTCCTTGACCGCCTCTTCAAGCGGCAGCGCACGGTGGTATCCATAAGACCTCGGCTCCCATGTATCGAAGCGGCACTTGCGGCCAAGCCACGTGCGGATCACACCCTTGTCCATCGCTTGGTTCATCGCCAGATCGGCCATGCCTTTCACGAACGGCACCTTGTCGTGATACTTGTTCAGCAATCCCTTGGCATCCTCCTCGGTGATGTCGAGGGTGCCGGCCAACTTCTTCCGGCCCATGCCGTACATAATGCCGAGGTTCACAGTCTTGGCTTCCTTGCGTGACACACCTGCCATGTCCGCAACCATTTGGTGGAAGTCAGCATTGCCTTCGTGGTACATTCTCACCACGTCATCAATCTGTGAATCCCGCCGAGCGCCGGTCAGTGTAGCGCAATAGTGTGCCAGCCACCGTGGCTCCTGTGATGCGTAGTCGAAACTGCCCCACTTTTCTCCATCCTCCGGGATAAAGAGGCCCCGGATCATCTTCTTGATTTCAGGGTCACGTGCCGGGATCTGCTGGAGGTTCGGGTTGGACGAAGAAAATCGTCCGGTAACTGTGCCCCCTTCATCTGAACGAAGAGGGTGAAAATCACAATGGATACGACCGTTATGCGAATGTTCAAGAATGGTTTCAATAAATGTCGTGTTTGCCTTGTTAAACTCTCGAAGGCGTACAATCTTCTGCGCCACCGGGTGAGTGTGGTTCGCAAGAAATGCTTTTGTAAAGGCTGGCGCATTCGACTTTTTTGTCCTGTTGTAGTTCAACCCAAGGGCGTCGAACGCCTTTGCTACAGATGCAGCGGCCCACGGCTCCACAACGACGCCAGTCTCTTCCTTTACTTCTTTAAGTAACACATCCTCGCGGCGCTTCAGTTCCTTTTGCACATCGTATGCCTTGTCCACATCGACACGCACACCTCTCGTTTTCATGTCGAGTAACAGAGGGATCAGTGATGTCTCCAACTCGAAGATGCTGGTGACTTCATCCTTGTCTATGTCAGCCCGTAGCCGGTCCCACAGGCGCAGTGTAACAGCAGCGTCCTGCTCCGCATACTTGCCCACGAACGAGGCGTGTAGCTTCCACATTTCCCCTTTCGGATCGACACCGTACATCGATGCCGCAGCCTTCAACATCTTCTCGTTCTTCCACTCGCCGAGGTACTCGCCAGCTAGACTGTTCAAGTTGTAGTAACGACGGTTCTCGTTCAGCAGCGGTGCCGCTACCATCGTGTCGATGATCTTGCCTTGCACCTCGATGCCGGCCCACCGCAGCCAACCCAAATCGTACATGGCGTTGTGCATGATCTTCTCGATGTGCGGTGTGGCAAGCTGTTTCTTCAACCAATTGATTACGGCTTTCTCTGGCATGTTGCCGCCACCTTGATGGCGGATCGGAAAGTATCCGACGAAGTCACCAGCAGCCACTGCGAAACCGATGACGTACCCATCATTCCGACACCAACCTGGACCCAGTGTCAGGAGGTTTGGGTCACAGGTTTCAAGGTCAATAGAAATACGGGCACAGTTCGTCAGGTCCGGCAGGGATGACGGCGGATACCATTCTTCCTCGATGTCAAACAGATCAGCTTTCATCGTTCGAAATTTCACCACCCAACGCAGCGTAGCCAATGATGTCTACCCACGAGTCATCCTTGTGCATGTCCTCGGCAAGACGAGCCAACTTTAATCCAACCATCATGGCAACCACTTCTGTCGGTGTGATCTTGTCCAGCAGCTTGGTGCGGAGCAGCACGTTCCAGATGGTAGCTATACGCTCATGGTTTATCAACGCCGGCCCATAGTCTTCGGCCCTTGGACCATTGATTAACTTTTCCGCTTCTTCAAGAAAGTGCTGTCTATTTTTCATAACTCAAACCTATCGTTACCATAACACTGCACAAGGTGCAGTTCTTTACGCGCACGAGTCATGCCTACATAGAAGACACGTCTCTCGCCTTCAAAATCTCCGTCTCGGGTTATTACAGGACTGGATTCAAGCAGGAGGAGGACGTTGTCTGCCTCTCCACCTTTCGCCTTGTGGATCGTCGAGATCCGTATCCTCGGCTTGCCCGACAAGATAGACTCGCCCATCCGCCGTACAGAAGTAATGTAGATCCGCTCCTGCTCCGACACGCGGATCGCTTCGTACCACGGTGTTTCGGCAGTCACCTTCAGGTCGCACAGGTTCTGTAAATCGGTGAGGCTGTAAGTGACTTCGGGGTCTAGGTTTGTAAGTTTGCGTTTGCCAGACCTGGTGATGGCCGATGGCCGGATGACTTTTGATAAGGTCTTCAAATCTTGTAGTGACACAAACTGTAATTTGCATAACCGCAACCACACCTCAATTCCGTTTAGAACATTTTGCGAGATGGACCACGAACCGTCCCGCCAGAACAAGTATCCATGTTCTTTGAGAGTGCTTGCAACTCTGTTAGCAATGTTGTTCGTACGGGCAAGAATTAACCACTCACCAGATCGCAGGTCCACATCAAGGATATCATGATGCCACACCACGGCGCCACCTTGTCGAGCCGGGAACCAAGTTTTTTCCTGCCGAAACGACAACTGTTTTATGGTGTCGTCAGCCAAGGAGTGTATCTCCGACGGGAGACGGTATGATGTGCCGAGAACCATCTTGTCTTCAGATGCGTTAAGGAATTGCCGAACGTCCACACCCATCCATGAGAAGATGCACTGGTCGTCATCGCCGGCAAAGTACACCCGCTTGGCGCACGGCTTCATCACCTCGTGGATCATGCGCCACTGTAGCGGAGCCAGGTCTTGTGCTTCGTCCACAATAAGGACATCAAATAGTGGACAGTCACCCTGCAACACAAACTGTTCAATCATGTCCACGAAGTCGATCTTGTCCATCGTCTTCTTGTAATCATTGATGGTCTGCTCCACGAGTTTCAACTGCGTGTAATTCAACCGCCAGTCAGCCGTGGCACTGAAGACTTCATCAAGGTGCCTGCCCGTGACACGAGCAAGCTGAATCATCGTGTGGTATTTATCTCCGATTGCTGTGCCGACAGGGAACAAGATGCCGTCATCCATGCTAGTGGACGCAGATGTTTTCATCGGCAGTCCCACGAGTTCGCCGATCTTGTTGTAGTCCGCACCCTTCAAAACTTTTTGTCCGCTAAGACTAAGTTGGTTGAAGGCGAAGGAGTGCAGGGTACGAAACCACATCATCTGCTGTTCGTTGATACCCAGCTTCTCGGCTGCACGATCACGCGCCTCTTGCGCTGCCTTCTTGCTGAAGGACATGAAAGCAATCTTGTCGGGCGGCGTTCCACGGTCCAGTTCCTGCTGGACAATGTTGATCAGCCGTGTGGTCTTGCCCGTGCCTGGGGGTCCGAATATCGTTGTTGCCGTCAAAACGGAATCTCCTCTCCACCTACATCAATGGGCGGCACGTCGATCTCTTGATGCTTCGACGGCACCCACCACACACGAATCTGTTTCTGTTCCCCTGTCGTAGTCTTGAACCGCTTGTGCCCGTTGGCCTGTCCACCGTTGTTCAGTTCCTTCAGGCGCTCCTGAATCTGTCCACGACTGTAGCTGTCGAACTTCTGGTTACGCAGGAACTTCATCAACGCTTCGAGCTTGAAGTACGTTAGCCCCTCGTCCTCGTCGGTGTACGGCTTGCCAAGGGCGATCTCTTCCGCTGACTGTGCTTGGATCCGACCATCGCAATACGCTTCGACAAGCTCGTTGAACTGCCCCTTGTATGTCAGTTCGTGCGGCACATCGATGTGGTTCATGTCTTCCATTAACATGGTGACGATGGTCTGCCAGTCCTGCATCTTCATCATGGGAGGCATGACGTGAATCTGTTCCATGCAGGCTTTCTGGAAACGCTGGGGTGTTTGCAGGTCGTCGGTTGTCAACTCGACACGACGACCGCCCACGTCGCAGAACCAGACCGGTGGCTCGGACTTCACGACACACAGCCCTGTAACGTCCAGAGACATGCTTGTGACGCCGATGCCAAACTTCTTGGTCTTGCACAGCGTCTTGTTACAGAAGCTCTTCAGTGGCTCCTGATCGCACGGGAATCCGTATTCTTTTTTCTCGTGTTGGTTTTGGATCGTAACGATCTCGGATGCTGGTAGCGGTGGGGTGGCAAACCGCTGGTTGATCTCTTCGAGTCGTTGCTTCCATGTCTCGGGCTGTTCCTTCTTGCATCCAACCGCAGCGGCGAACATCACCGTGTTGCGGGTGCCTTCGGGAATGCCCTGCCCGAACATACAGTTCAGGCAGGGCGCCCATTCCTTGAACTCGTCTTCGACAACCCCGAAGGTAAGTGACACAAAACCCTCCGGAGTGATGGCACGGCTGTCGGCAAGATCAAGGAACTCCTCGAGGGTGGCGGCAGATCCATCCTCGAGGACTGCATGGCGCAGGGTTTGTTCTGCATCGAAGTACGGCAGGTTGATAAAGTTACCAACGTCACCACGTTCGTGCAGAACTTGCTCCTGCTTCGGAAAAATTTCACACCTGCCATACCCAACATAGGCGGCGATCTCCGAAGCCTTGTCACGGAACTCCCCTGCGCTCATGAACTCCGTGAAGAAGAAATAGATGTGTGCCCCACCAGACTTCGAGCGACAGACCACGGCTGGGATCTCGAGGTCACGCAGCCGCCGATCAATGGCCGGCAGGTCCAGTGGATACTCGTCAATGTCGAGGACACCAAACTTACATTTGTTGTCTTCGTTAATCGGGATCGATCCGACACCCTTGACACCGTCCAGGTGGGATCGAATAAGTTCGAGGGTAATTGGAGTGCGGACTGTGCGAGATTGTGCCTTCTGTTTGCCGGCCCGGCGCTCCTCTGAAATAATTGTCTGTCCATGTGCCGATTTGAAACCCTCAAAAACGGCCATGAACCTTTCGTCCAAGGTCATAACTATCCCCTATGGTTGGGTAGGGTAGGGCAGGGGATGAAGAGACGTGATTCTCAAGCCGAGGAGAATGCCGACCTGCGATACGCCCAGTCTCTCCCAGATGCTCCCCTGAAACACCGTATTGTGCGTACCGTTAGAATGGGATTTCGTCGTCCTGCCGGGACGACGAAGCAGCGTTCATCTCTTCGGCAGTGCCAGCGGACGTTTTGATTTCGCCCTTCCGAAACTGCTCGTACAGACCCTTACACTCCTGCACCACTGCCGACGGCACATCCTTGATATCAAGCTGGGAGATCGAGTAGTTGAACCACGAACCCTTGTCGTTGCTCTCCTGCACGGTCTTCAGCTTCCACACAGTTGCCCACATGGGCGGAGTGAACAGACCCTTCTCTGGGTGCATCAGCTTCATACCCGCACGGCGAGTGTTCCACTGCTTGGCAACCTTCATCTGGGTCTTCTTCATATCGAGAATCATCTGCTGGGTTGCACCGTCTTCGCCAATAGCCACGACCAAGAACTGGGCAGCACGGACCAACTCGTTACCCGACGGCAGCATTTCATTGGCACCCACCCGATTCGCCTGACGAATGTCAGGACTGTTCGGATCGATCTCGCCAAGGAAGCCACCACCGGCCTCACGCAGTTGGAACTCCAGAAACTTCATCTCGTAGGCGCACGGGATAATCGTCACGCCCTCGTCGCCTTCCCAATACTGCCCGGTCACAGTGTTGAAGATGTCACCAGCAGACGCACCCTTGATAAACTTCGAGTCCGTCTTGATCAGTTGCGGGGAGAGAGGTTGCAGGATCCGCATGAACGGAATCTGCATATCTTCGGCAGTAATATTTTCCATACCCTGACCTGCTCCAGCGAACAGATCGTCCATAAGGTTGGCGGGTAGCGACTCCGCCTTTTTCGCTACAGCTTGATTTCCAGCCATCGTTCTACGTCCTCGTAATTTTAGCTTCAGTTCCTACAAACACACCGAACTGGTCGAAGTCGATATCCTTGCCCGACTCAATCCGGTTACGAACCCACGCCTTCAGCGTCTGCGGATGGATGTGGGTTTTCTGTGCGGGGTCCAGTCCATACTGCTGGCGTAAGTCCTCCACGACAGCACCGGCCATGTTGTCTTGACCTGCACTGAAGGACAACGTCACATCATTCTTGATGATGTCACCTTCACCGATGGAACGGAGCCACGCATACGCATCGTCACGCCTGTCATCCGGGATGCGGGCATGGACGAATTGACGAAGAGCAATCTTGTTACCGTCCACGGTAACACTTTCCATACCCATCTCTGTCATCAGAGCGGGGATGTCCTCTTCATTCACTTTGCGTTTCTTGAATTTCAGATCCTTGAGGTACTTCTCGACTTGCGAGATCTCCTCGTCGATCTCAAGGGAGTGGCGGATGAGTGTCGAAAGGCGGGAACCTTTACCCTCATCCACGGTGTCGAACTTGTTGGCATCGACCGCCTCGTCAAAAAGCGAAAACACATCGCTCATCGTCTTCTCCTTTCGTTAAAGTTTAAGCCCTTCGGCTATCGTGCGACGGCAGGACTGACCGTTAACCTGCCGCCGCTGGAGGGTGATACATGAACCACGGTCCACGATCAACCAATTTTCACGCCTTCAGATTCAAAAAATCTTTTCAAGATGAAGGCCACCTGTTTGCTGACACTACGGTCATTTTGTTCAGCCGTGTCCTTGAGAATTTTGTACAACTCAATCGGGACAGCGACAGTTCTCCACCTATTCAAATCCACCTGTTTACTCCTTGGCATGTGTCTGTTACAGTCACTCACTGTAATCTACCCAACAGGAAAGTCAACAACATTATGCGACCACACCAGAAAAATCGAGATGGTCAGCGATCAGAACTGCTTGCAGCGGAGTGGTTGCTGTCTCAAGACTGCTATGTCTACCAGCCAGTGATGGCACAAGGGCCAGTGGACCTCGTAGCCATCTCGCCAAACGGCAAGACACATCTGTTTGATGTGAAGACCCATGCCTTTCGCAAATCCGGCACATCAATCGCCCGCAAGCTGACAGACATTCAACGCAAGCTCGGTGTGCGTCTGTTGTATGTTGACCTCGAAACTGGTGCCGTCGGCTTGTACACACATCAACTCTCCAACGATCCAGTGTCCAAGACAAATGCACAGAACCGTCACTTCAGCGGGGAGAAAGCTCCAACCATTTCCGAGCTTCTTCGCCCAACGCCTTCGCCGACAGATCAATCTTGTCCCGAAGAGCACGAACAATCCGCTGATCAATCGAAGCCGGAGTAATTAGGTCAACATAGGTGACTCGGTTGCTCTGCCCGATCCGGTGACACCGGTCCTCGGACTGCATCCGAGTCGCCAAGTCGAAGTCGTTAGCATAATAGATCACGTTTGTTGCAGCCGTCAGCGTCAGGCCAAAGCCTGCGGTCTGTGGGTTCGCCACGAAGAATCGAGCATCCCCGAACTGAAAGTCCTTGATCGCCTGCTGGCGTTGTTCATCTGTCGTGTCCCCAAAATATGTGACCACGGACCCCGGTCCATGAACCATCTTGATCTCGGCCTCGATCTTCTTGATGTCGTAGCGGAACCGTGACCAGACGATAACCTTGCCTGTCATCTCGTCGATGGTTTCCATCAACGCAGCGACACGCTTCGATGGAATCTCGATCAACTCTCCGTCGTCCGTTCTGATGTGGCCGCACAGCACCTGCTGCAAGCGCAGCAGTTGTGTGATCACAGCCGGCGCCGTGACCAGGTCGCCGTTGTCGAACATGGCGATGGCTTGCTTCTTCAATGTCAGGTAGTGCTGCCGCTGCTCGTCGGTGACGCTCACCTCTCGGGTGACATACACCTTGTCGGGCAGGTCTAGTGCTTCTTCCTTGGTTACTCGATAGGAAAACGTGTCAAGTTTCTCCGATAGTTCTTCAAGGTTCCGATAGCCCACGATCTGAAGGAAGCTATGCGCGCCCATGCGTTGCGTCTTGGTGACGGCGTATCGTCCTTGGAACGAGTAGTACGAATCGAATCCAAGAAGTTTCTTGTCCATGAATCCACACTGGGCGTAAAGGTCCATCGGGGATTTTGTGACAGGGGAGCCGGTGAGGATGCGTTTGTATGCAGCCTTTTTACCGAAGACGACCAGCGTCTTAGTGCGCTTGGCCTTGGGGTTCTTGATTGTAGTGGACTCATCAACAGCAAGTAGGAAATTGCTGCCCTGTGTGAACGCACCCACAAATGCGGGCAGCTTTTTTGTTGCGAACCCTTCCACGTTTGCCAGAAGGATGCGGAGGACGCCACGCTCTTGAATGCCAGACTTGAGGCGCTCGGCTTGCGACTTGTTGGGACTCGGATTCCATACATAAATCTCGTGCGGAACGTCGGTCGGGAAGTGGGTGGGAATCTCCGCCGTTTCCCAGTTGCGGTAAACACCTTTCGGCGCAACAATAACCGCCGTGTCAATGCGGCCCTGCTCGTAGAGCCAGACGATGTTGTCAATAAGAACCTTCGACTTGCCACACCCCATCTCCATAAAGTAAGCGTAGTTGCGCTTGTCGTACGAGCGTTCCAGAGCCTTACGCTGGTGTGCATAAGGCTCCGTACGGTAGTTAAACTTCACCATCATGGACGCCCTGATCTAGGATCGCCTTCTTGGCAACCTCCAGATAGAACAGGATGTCGGCAACATCCTCCTGTGTCGTCATCATCTTGATAGCACCAGTCTCCTTGTCAGACCCGAGGATGACAACGTCGTCCAGATGTCTGCCTGCAATGTCGCACAAGACCTCGACCGCAGAGGCGTCGATCTTGTCGATCTTGGGTTGTTCTTTCGAAAAATATATAATGTTGTCCTTAGTCATTGGCGCACTCTCCTTGGCAGCAATCATCAATCACGCTACCACAGACAGAACATTGACCGTGGCCGTGAACTTCTACAATAGAAGCAAGAGGTGTGCCACACCGAACACAGGCATCGTCCATTTCGTTTCGATGGATGCTCTCCAGCATTCTGCTGCGCTTGTCCATCACCACATGGTGGCGACGAATGCCCTGCCAGTTCGGGTCTCGTTGTTTCACAGCTTCTCCCCTTCAACCTTGTAACAACTTCCCTTACCGTACACACTGCCGGGAGGAAACGTCATACTCAAAAACCCAAACATCTGACGAATTCTTGCTTCGCATTCCACTTGCGTCTCGTACGGCCCCCACTCGTCCTCAATGTGGCCGCACTCCGGCGGAGTCGATAACATCACACAAAAACTTACGGACGCAATAAATGCTTCAACCATTTCACCCTCGCAGAATCCGTTGCCACGCCTCTATGATTTCGATATCGGCATCGGGTAGATAATCATCTGGATTCTTGGCAATCTTGTCCAGCATCTCATCGACACACGTTTCGATCACCATTGCTGCCGAACTCCACTCCATGCTTCTAGTAGGTGATGCCTCCGGCATCAAATGTGTTTTGTTCATTGACATCTCCAATCCACAACACTGGCACAGGGTCACCGGTCCAGGGTTCAAGGCTGTCTGGCAGTTCGGGCACAGGCCCATGTCCAGACGCTGCTGCATCGTGCCGTCACCTTTTTCAATCGTCATCGGCATACTCCTCGTACTCAATTCGTATACACACCGCCTCTTGGTTGATAGGCATACGCTCCCAGAATATTTTTGTCGATGCGAAGTGACACTCAGCAATAGTATCGTAGCCGCCTAGGGATTTGGTGTCGAACGAATCCGAATCGACACCAAACCCTGTGACTAACAACAGAACCCAGACGACCTTCACTGCATCGTCTCCCTCGGCTTCTCAGGTTTATCCTGCCCCTCGTCGGGCATCCAGTGGGTTACGTCGCCGGTCAGGAATCCGTAGTCGCAGGAGAACATATGCATCCCCCTCCACTCCTTACCGTCCTCGTCCACCCAATACCCATCGAAAGTCCCACGATGCCTGCCCACAGGCTGGAAGTAGTACCAGACCTTCTGGCCCTCTTCCGGCATCGCGTCTTCGACAGAAATCCAATCAGTCATCATCGTCCTCCTCTTTCACATCCTCGGCGAACACCCAGTCCGTGTAGTACGAGTCGTATTTATCTCTCGGTCTGAACTCGAACTCGGAATGCAGGTAGTGGATGATCGTCTCCAGCTTTCGCACATCGGACAGCCACATGTCGTTGCACTCCTCGACCGTGTTCTTGATGGTCTTCAGATCGTTGTGCATATTCAGCAGAGTTTGACGCATATCGCGCGTCACACGTTTGTCAGTTACACTCACCTAGAATCTCCCTTCTGTAGGTTTCGTCTTCATAGGCACACTCGTCGCAACGAATGTCCCCGAAAAATGACGTGTGCTCCCAGCAAATATGTCCACACCAGTCACACTCGACGCCTTGGTAGTCGTCCTCGATCTTCTTGGACTCCTCTTCGTAACTATCCATCGGTCTCCTCCTTTCGGATGTTGTCCAAGAACATGTTCTCGCGGTGCCACTTCAAGTATCCACGGCGCCGCTCTCCAGTATTACCCTTCAACAGATGGGCAATAGACACATGGTGCGAGATTCCGAATCGGTCTAACTCGGCACCTTTCATGTAAATGCTCCGCATTAACTCGCCGTCATCGGCAAACGTGATCCACCCAGCACGGCCCTTCCAGCCATTGAACCCCGGTGGACACAGGCCATCGAACAGTTCGTTCGCTGCCAGCGACAGCATTAGTATGTTTGCGTCGTCTGTCTTTTGCCAGTCGAACTCACAGGCACTATCCGCCCTAATGTGTGACACGCGCAAAAACTGGTGTCTGTCTATGCCGGTCACAGGACACACCGGGTTTTTCGCAAGCATCCGTTTGCGTAGCTGACTCATAGGGTAGGGCCGAGTCGTCACCACCTGCTGACGACTCTCGGTAATCTTTACCGGCGTCAACTCGTTGTCGTTGTCGTTGCTGGCGGCTGGCTCCTTGCGGGCAGGCGGCTCCTCGATGATGTCCGCGCTCGATGCATACTTACGCAACTCTCGCAGGTCGATGTCGCCATCGATGTAAAACTCCGGGCCAACGTGTACCAGAAACCGGACTAACACCTTCGCACCCAGAGGGCGCATGTGCCTTATCCACTTGCCTTCACCCCCATCAAGGCGCGTGAAAACGAAACTCGAGTTGAGCACATGCTTGCTCCATGTGTCGTCTCGCGCACGTTCGTATAACCTGTTTAGGTCTGCTTTCAGCCGACTGCTGTGACCAACCCGGCGCAGATTCGGGATCAAGTCCATTACTTCTTCAACGGTCTTGCAATCTTCGGCGGGAATCTGCTGGTTAACTCCGACCTCCTTGTACCCAATGTCTTCGCCCATACGGAACCGACTCTCCGACTTTGGGTTGTCCCACCCGACACAGTCATGCCACATCCGTGTGTCCGGATGCTTTTGATGAGAGTCCACGGTCCACGGAACAGGGTCTTTCTTCTTCTTCGGCGGCGTATCCACCGGCCATTCTACTTGTTCAGTCTGGAGTGGTTTCTTCATGCCTTCTTGAAGTGCGCGTATCCTCTGCACACGCTCTTCATTCGACAGGCCAACCGGCGGCTGCTCACTGTCCAGCGGAGTCGGGACGATAGGTCGATGCGGCGCAGCAGGGGCGCGCTTGCGGCGCACCTCGATCTGCACAGTGCGTCTGCCAGCACCGTCGGATGTTGCCCTTAGTTGGTCGGCCTCGATACCGCCGAGTGTCAGCCTGCTGCCAGACAGACTAAGTTTTTTGGGTGGTCTTGGCCCTTCAGAATCTTGGGACATACTCCACTCCCTTCCTGTGTAGCCGCTTGACGTACATGTACCGCCGCCAAGCCGCATCGATTTCCTCCTGCGGTGCCTCGTCGAAACAAAGATCACCGAAGATTCGCATGAGCCGACGAACCTCGTCGGCTACATGCATCAGGCGCTCGTCAACCATTGTCCGCCGCCTCGTTGAACGGATCAGGGATCACATCGGTCACTTCATAATCAGCACCGTCCAGTGTTTCCCACACACCCAACTCAAGCGCCTTGCGCTCTGCCTCTTCCTCGTTGTCCGCGTCGATCAACACCGTGTTGGTCGCCACGATCATCACTCCATACCTCATGCCGGAACACCCTCCCATTCGTCTGCCTCAATCAGACCGACCTCTTGTTCGCAGTCGGAACACCATTGTGCGATCTCATCATCCAACCACGCTTTGGATTTGTTGCAGTAAAATCGATTGGCATGCCAATCACTGCCACCGCACTCTATGCAGACATACTCTGTCTGTTCAAAATCAAAACCCATCAGTCCATCCTCTCGCCATCGATGTACTCGGCGTCCGGCCACTTGTAGTCCATGCCGTCACCGTTCTCCTCGGCGGTCGGCTCGTACTCGAACACATGACCGTCCTTGTGCCACTTCACATGCAACAGCCCCCACTTAATCCAGAAGTTGTGTGCCGATTTGATATCACGCGGCGCACCCTCCTCGTCTGTGGGCCAGCCCTCGATGTGCTTGACCTCCCAGAAATGTGTGGCCTGCACATGGTACTCGGCCTCGATGATCCTCGTCATTTCAATCCTCCGATTAGTCGATAATCTCGCCAGTATGAATCCACACCGGCGCAGTGGTTTCGATCCAGACTTTTGCCCCGCATGACAGCGGCTTGTCTGGCGAGTACACAACGCGCGACAAACCCTCGATCTCTGCCGCATATGTGTAGTGGTTCTCACGCCCACACTTCACGGTGATGGGCGGGTTCGATTCGTCATTCTTCTTGTTGGCACGAATGACATGCTGGTTGATGTGAATTTTCTTCTTCCGCTTAACCATAGACCGCACTCCCGAACAAACCTGTCTGCACGATCTGGTCCGCAATCTCGGCGTCGATGTCACAGGTGTATGGGTTCATGATCGACAGCTTGACCTCGGGCGGCAGATTGTTGATGCCAACCGTGACCACCTCGAATGACATGCCCTCGGTGATCTCGGACTCGCCGGACTCCCAGTCATCTGCATTGTGGTAGACCTTGATCGGGAAGTTGCGGATGCAATGGGCACCGTTCTTGATATCCAGCTTGGGAATATCTTTGCGCCACTCTCGAACCATGTTGCTTTTCATTTGACTGTGCTTCCACGGAACCCACGGACGATCATGGTCGTATTTTAAATCGTCCATCCAGTAGTTGCACCCACCCTCCAAGGCCGTGACCCACACGGCCTCGCAGATTTCTACCCACTGATCCCATGTCGGGTTCGACTGGACAATGATCCTTGGCGCACCAGTGTCCGCCGAAAACTCTACCTTGTTCATTGCACGACCTCCTCTACGTCCAGTGTGTCTTGTGCGTATCTTTCAGAGACGCCGCCCTCGTAGGAAACAACAAACATATCGTTTGCCAAATCTTCCGCTGACTCTTCATTCACGGCCCGAACCTCGTAGGTTTTCGTCACCGTTGCGCGGATTGTTACCTCATAGGTTTTCATCACACGTCTCCATTCAGTCTGTCGATGTAGGCGTCGGCTTCACGCTCCGCCGCCTCGATCTTGCGATACTCGATGCTGTCTGCCATCCGGCCCTGAACATCATCGTAAACTTGCAGATTCATCGCGCCATGCTCGGCGGCCCACGAATCACGGCTCATCCACATGGCATCTTCTTCCATGCCCATCAGCCAGCTTTTGACCTTACCCATTGTCTGCCCCCATAAATCCATCCATGAACTCGACGAACATCATACGCTTCATCTTCTTCAGCTTGCCGTTGTCAACAATGTAAATGCCATGCGGCACGAGATTATTACGAACCACACGATAGACACGAATCCGACCGGCGTACCGACGACCTTCTGTCAATGGGAAGACTTCACGATCCCGAAACAATTTCTTTTCAAGAACGCGGATCGAATCACAGATAGGCAGCAGATGGTCAGCGACGTGTTTGCCACCGTCATCAAGCACCTCTTGCTTTGCGTAATATCTCGGCATATCTTTCTCCTTGGTGCCATCGGTTGATAATTCATAGTAACTAACTATCACTAATAGTCAACAACAAACACGCTACTAAAACGATTTTCTCCGGGTTTGCAATTTTGTTTTTGTTTTTTTCAAAATGGCGTAACAAGCGTAACAAGCGTAACAAACCCATATCCAGCAACAATCACAGCCGTTACACTTCTGTTACACTGTTACAGCTATGAGAAGGGTAGGCAGTTGGTTTTTGTTTTTTCAAACTGTAAAGGGCAAAAAATATCGCTATGGGAAAAGTAGGTAGGCCCGCTGGGCTGACGAATCGGCAACGAGAATTTGCCAAGTATTATGTCGAGGGCAGATACAGCAACACCGAGTGCGCGAGAAAGGCTGGCTATGCGGAAGGCAGTGCCAACGTGCAGGCGTCCAAGTTGCTTGACGGTAAGACATTTCCGGAAGTGCCAAAACTGATCAAAGAATTGAGACAGGCGCGGGAACGTCGATACGGTGTCACGCTGCTGAACCAGTTGAAGCGGTTCGAAGACTTGTCCATCGCCGCAGAGGAAGCCGGACAATTTTCTGCCGCCATCAATGCCGAGAAGATCAGGTCTGCCCTTGGCGGTTTGACGATTGACCGGCGAGAATCGACGCACGTTCACCAACTCGACTCGCTGTCGCGTGAAGAGATCGTCGCCCGACTCGCCGCCATTCGGCAGGAATATCCCCACGCATTCGACAACATGAAACGGATCGAAGATGCCCACGACGGAACGCAGCCTGTGGAACTCCTTGAAACAGAATTTACCGAAAAAGACCCACTTCCAGCGGATTGAAAACCGTGCTGGACAAGGGATGCCAGACGTATATCTGTGCATGGATGGGGTGCCTGTTTGGTGCGAATTGAAAATAATTAAAAATAATCGCGTATCCTTATCAACCTCGCAAATTGCTTGGCATTTGGCGCATACACGTTGTGGCGGTGCAAGTTTTTTCTTGCTCCATGCACCCTCGACCGGCGATGTATTTTTATTTGACGGTGGAAAAGCACCCGTGATCCATGAATCGCGGATCATTGACCTGTGCGCCTGCGACCCTGCGCCTGCGTATGTATGGAAAGGCCCCCTGCGGGCTGCGCCTGCGGGCCTGCGGGCTGCGGCGGAAGCAGCCTGGCGGGCATAGGAAAACCTGGCCCGCGATTCGCGGGCCAGGTTCCGGAGGTTAGTGGATGTGATAGGAAACATTCGGAACGTCAATAGACCAGCAGGCGCGGCAATCACCGCATTTGCCTTGTTGTTCAGGTGCCGGGCATGTGCGGCCCAGCGTTTTTTTGCCTGAATGAACTGTCGATGTGGTTGGCCATGCCTTGGGCCGTGGTCCGTCCACCATGTGGGCGGACATACGCAAGACAGCATTGTCGGGCAGGCGGTCAATCTCTAGCGCGCGCGTCCAGATTTTGAACTCGCGCGATGGTATCCAATGGCGTTTGTTTGGTGTCTGCCTGCATACGTCGATGATGTTCAACGCCATGCCCACGCTGCCCACGTCGCCCGAATCGAACCAGCGGAACCATTCGCTGCGAACAATGTTCAGCACGTTAACCATGCGCGGCACAAAATCGGGTGCGTTAAAAAACGCCTCGCGCTCTATCATTTTTGCCTTGACGTTGGGCATGTGATACATGCCCTTCCGGGCGTAGCAGTTTTCACATGTGCTGCCTTTGATCTCGGCAAGCCTGCTGCCCACGTCGCACAGCCACGCGCTGCGGCTGATGCTATAGCCCGGCATTTTCGAGACATTGGACAAAAGTTTTTTGTCCTGCCTTGCTTGTTTCAATTGTTGGGAATCCATCGTCTAACCTCCTACGGTGATGGTCAATAACTGTTGCATAATATCACTAATAAATCAAGGGAAGACCTGCGGCCTGCGGCCCTGCGCGTTTTTATATATCGGCGGGCCGGGCCTGCGGGCTTGCGCCCGGAAAAGAAAACCTGCGTACGCAGGTTTTCTTTTAGATCGAGCACGGAAAAAACAGCGGGCTGATTCAGCCCGCTGCTCGAGTTAGATGATGCCAGGGGGGAAATGGTCGGACCAGTAATCTTCATACGCGCATTCAATCGCGTCATGCGGGGACATGCCTTCGTCGAAATAGTCACGCCACCGCGCGTCGGGCAGATCGTCAAGACCCACACCGATTTTGTTCCCGATGATTCGGTTGCACTCGCGATAGAAGCTGTTGAAAGATTCATACATCACTGTCCTCCCCTACGATCTCGGCCAGCTTGGTGACCGCACACTCGTACGCTTCCGCTGCCTTGTCATGCCTGCTCGACAGCAGCATGAGTGCCATGAATTCGATCTGGAACTTGGCGTCCTTCACGTTTTGAATGATGTCGTCTCTGCTCATGAAAACCTCCTATGTCATGATCACTAAGCGTTGCATACAATCACGGACATTGCAAGCGGAATCTGCGCTTGCGTATCAAAATAAAACCTGCGAATGCAGGTTTTATTTTGACCTGCGTGCTTGCGCCCGAAAGAAAAAACCTGCGTACGCAGGTTTTTTCTTTAAGACTGGGATACAAAAAGAAGGGAGCGGCTCTGCCGCTCCCTTCGCTGTTAGTCGCCATAGCCCTCACAGGCACTACAGAGTTCTTCGAACTCTTCTTCGTAACCTCCGCAGATGGGATCTGCGAAGGTGCGAATGACGGTCACTGTGCCTGTTCCATCGCAGTCTGGGCATTCGCTGGGTGCGAGTGCTTCGGCGGCGCGACGTACGGCCAGCATTCCGGTTGTCAGAAACGGATTCTTCATTCACGACGCCTCCTTTATCAGACGGTATCCGCCACCCATCTTCGGGTGTGTTTCGATCTCGTAGCCGTGTTCGGAGCGCAGCAGGTGAACCAACTGGTGAACCGAACCGCTCGAGATAGGCTTGCGGAACTGATGGCGAAGGTGGTTCTTCATGTTCCGCATGGATACCCACCGATAACCACCTGCTGCCTGCTGCAAACGCTCAAGCACTGCTGCCGGCATCGGCGTCAGCTTCTTGGCGGTTGCGGGAGCCACGACCGTGGTGGTCACCTTCGGCTGCGGCTTCGCTTCGTCCACGGCCTTGAAGATGTCCGCCCATTCGGCGGCTGCTGGCAGGTCCAGCGTGATGGTTGCGGGAATCGTAATCTTAGGCATGACTAATATCCTTTCTATGGATAGTCAGAGTTCTGGGCATCATTACCCATTACTAGACGTTACCACGCATCAGCAATGGTCACAATACACAATAGGAGAAAAGACTTTTCTCCTATCAGCAACAATCGGGGTTACTGTGGCCTTGTGGCAGATTTGCAACAGTGTTGCAAATCTGCACCTGCTTGCGCGCGACTCACAAATGTGCGGAGCACATTTGTGCTGGGTTGATAAATTCGATGCGGCGTAATATCGTTCGGGCATGTCGGGTAACTTAGACCTCCTCCCTGAAGAAGTGTTGAAAGAGATGCTGCTCCTCGAAGAGCAGCGTCAGCGCCTTGAGCTACGTGACGTAGCCCAAGAAAAATTTATGTCATATGTTCAGCACG